AGCAACAGGGTCACGGCGGCGTGCCCAGACATCGAGCCAGCGGCGGCCTCAAAGACCTGCTCAGGGATACCCGATGCCTCATCAGCCACCAGCATCACGTTGTCACTGTGCACGCCCTGCAAGGCCTCGGGCTGCTCGGCGCGTGATGTTCGGGCCGAAATAAACGCCTCGTTGTTGGCGTCCTTCATCTCAATCCGGTCCTGCTTCACCTCCAGCTGGTCCAACAACACAGGTGGCAATACCTTCACCCAGCGCTTAACCTCCGCGAACAAGGCGTCATAGAGCTGGCTGGATGTGGGTGCCGTCACCACAATCTTGACAGGGAAGCGCAAAAACAGATACCAGAGCATCGCCCAGGCTGATGCGGTTGACTTGCCAACGCCATGGCCGGACCTGACCGAGATGCGGCGGTTGCCTGCCGCGATGTGATTAAGGAACTCAATCTGCCACGTGTCAGGCTCAGTGTTCAGCACCTCTCGCACAAAGAGCACAGGGTTATTTTTGTAGAGCTTGACGAATTCGACAAATGGGTTATCGGGCGCTGCGGCCAATTTTTTTTTGGGGCGGGCGGTGGGCGCTGTGGGGGTGGGGGTAGGGGGGTGGGTCATGGGTTTCGCTGTCTCTTAGGGTGCACCATCAGCCGCCCCCGCCGCGCCGAGCGATGGGGGGGGTCGAGCCGCAGCGCCAGCGGGTGAGTACCTTCGGCGTATGTGGACAACTTTCAGACGCAGAAATGGCGTAAGTCGTTGATTCGATTGGCCTTTGTGGATATGCGTGCATTTGTCGGCTTTACACGATGTCCATTATGTTAACCAAACCGCATGTTGCGCACAGGTTATACATACGCAACCACGGCAAACGCCAGTTGTCCACAGGCCAAGCCGCCAATCATGCCTCTTCACCTGTGGATAAGTCGCTGATGACCTCGACATGGCGCAATGCGTCAATGCGCAGGTCTTGCATGTTGATCGTGACTTGCGCCTGCTTTTGTAAGCCATAAGTCTTCTGATCCCACCTTTCGGCCAGCCATTGCCGAGTGCGGATGCGCTGGACATCGCGCTGCGCGTGGTCGATGTCCATGCCGTCTGCGATCTTGACAGTCTCACAGGCCATCAAGTCAGCCGCACGCGTGCGCGCGCGTGTAATCATAGCACCGTGATCATTCTCGTCAATCCATTCATCGAGCGCACGCTTTGAGATGCCCAGATCAATGCAAATGTCGGCAATGGATTTGCCTGCCTCGATCATGCTGAAGATCATCTCTTCGGGCAACTGATTGAGCATTGCGACATCCTGCCTGCGCTTTGGGTTGCCTGGCACGATTAAACCCTCCTCAGAGCCGTTTTAACGCGCTGGACTATGTCCAGTACCTTTTCGCGGATAAGTCCCGCCAAACGCTTAATTTGTCCCATTCTTGAACCTCTCTGCTGCTTTTGAGTTGAACTTGAACTCTGTCGGCTCATTGTCGCTGAATACCAGATCATTTTCAAAGTCATCAAATCCTGTTTCACCGCCCAGCTTGGTTGAGCTGAACTTGACCACCTTGGCGGTTGGATCAAAGGCCTTGACCTTGATCACGTCCTGCACGATTGGCTCCATCATGAAGACTTCCAGCTCTTCCAGGCTCCAGATGTGCTCGTCCCGCAGATCTGTTCTGGATGTCTGGATTGCCAGAGCTTCGCCCAGCGTCCTGACAACCACCATGACCTGACCATTGTCCATCTCCCACTCGATGCGTGGAATCTCTGTTGCGGCTGGCTGGAAACCTTTTTCGGTTGCCTTGCCATCCAACACGCCAAACGCCCTGATCATGGACGCGATGGCTGAATCGAATTTGATCTGATCCTTTGCCGCGATGAACTGGTGAACTCGACTGTTCTGAATCCAGAATCTCTCCCTGACATCACTGTCTACTAAAGTAATCAGTCGGTTTTCTCCCCATTTCCTGTCACTGGCCGCCTTGACCGCCTCCAATTCCACCAACTTAGATTGCACATGAATCGTCCAAGGATCTGCTTGGGGACGAGGCGTCTCCACCAAAGGTAACTGATTCGGTTTTCTCGTTTTCTGTTTTGTTGCCATCTCGCTCTTTCCTTTCATTCTTTCAATCACTCTCTTACAAACCTCCGAGTCTTTAGACTCTCGGTTTGTAATTTGTAAGAGTGAACTTACAAACTCTTGCAAATGTATGCGTTTGTAAGTTGTAAGCTGTTTATTTGTACAGTGTCAATACTCGTCACTAGACGCATCTTTTGACTCCAACCAAGCCAATTTGTCCCTGATGCCGACCAGCCTAACCTCTTGCAAACGAGTCTTCGCCCTGCTCCAAGCCGTGTTGAACTTGTTCCGATCCTCTTCCGAGCACCCCATCTTTGACCACAATTCCAGCCTCCATTCCTCCAAATTGACGGCCATCCTCTGTTTGCCGTCTATATACTTTATGCTTCCTTTGGTCTTGACCACAGTCTCCAGACAGAGCATCTCCAGTCGCTGGTTTTTGCCGTTTCCGGCGTTCCCTGCGTTGCCCTTTGAGGCCTTCTTTGATGCCTGATTGACGGCCTCATCGCTGGCTTGTACCGCCAGACTGACCACTGGATCAAAGCCAAGGCTGGACCCGCTGATCTCTATCTCCACCATCTCAAAGCCGAATCTGATGCCGTCCTCGCCGTCCTTTTGCTTGGTCAGGCTGATGACGCCTTTGGCTTGTTCCTCAAATCTGAGGATCTCCAGCTGCGTGTCCACGGCTCCAAGCAGGCTTGAGTGACCGCGCAGGCCTTTGGCCAAGTCTTTCCCGCTGTGGTGCAGCACCATCAGTGCGCAGTTGAGGAACTCTTGGATCTTTCCTGTGGTGGCGATGAATCCACCCATGGCGTCTGAATCGTTCTCATTGCCACCGCCAAATGACCTTGCCAAGGTATCCACCACCATCAGCTGGAACTCCATGCCTGTCTTCTCTACCAGCGCCACGATGGCGATCATGAGCGCGTTGAAGTCCTCGGCGCTTGATCTGAGGTTGAGCTGGTGGCGGATCACATAAATCGGCGCACCCTTTGGCGTGCTGTGGTGTAGCTGGCACGCCTTGATCCGCGCCCCGAATCCCCCAAAGCCTTCGCCGCACAGGTACAGCACTGCGCCTTGGCGTTCTATCGGGTTGCCCATCCACGGCCTGCCTGTGGCGATCGCCTCGGCCATGTCGAGGGCGATAAAGCTCTTGAAGCTACCAGGCGGGCCATACAGGGCGGCAAACGCCTTGACTGGAAGCACCCCCTTAATCAGCCACTCGACTGGCTCATCCTGTATGTCATCCCATGATTCGATGTTGACTGTCTTGACGGGCTTGGCTTCTTTGATGGGCTTGTCTGCCGCTGGCTCCCCTTCGAACTCACGCTCAATTTCTGCTTGTTTCTTTACATGATCAATGTCTGATGTAAAGATTTCGCTGTTTTTTGTGCTTGATGGCGCGTCCAGCTTCAGCGCAACAAGTCTTTCGGGGATCGTTACATCGACAGGCGACATGAGCCTGTTGGTGGCCTTGACCAGCTCGATCAGGTCTTCCCTTGTCTTTGCCTGCTCATGGATGAACTCGTATGCGTCATCTCCTTGGCCTTGCAAGCCCAGATCGACCACCTTGACGTTCTTGGCGATGGGCCAGATGGCATCTACTGCCTTCTGCGCGTAGCGCCAGCCTGGCAGATCGTTGTCGGGCAAGATCACCACATTGGCTCCTGCGAAGTATTCGGTGATGGCTTCTGGCCAGCTCCCCGCCCCTGTGTGCGCCGTTGTGGCCGTGACTTTGAGGGTTGCCAATGCGTCTGCCGCCTTCTCGCCCTCCACCAAGTAGATGATGCGCCCCGCTGATTTGGCGTCCAGCAATTCAGGCAAGTTGTAGGGGACTATGCGTGCGTCACCCAATGTCGTGTGCCGCCTGCCATCAGCGTCAACCTTGTACAGGCGATACGTCTTGCCCGACTCGCCTATGCGCAGGCGCTGCTTCACAAACACTGTTGTCTTGTTCTCGTCCTGATATTCCCACTCATGGTCAAACTGCACCTGCGGCAATGGCTTGATGTTTGCCAATGGATCGGGACGCTCTTCCAGCTCTGGCAGTAGCTGCATGTCCTTGATGGTGTTGAAGACGTCTTCCTGAGTGCACCCACCGTGGCAGTGGAACAAGGGTTTGCCGTCATCGTTGATGCTGATTGAGAGTGATGGATTCTTGTCTCCATTGCCCTTGCCGTGGCCAGGTACTGGACAGCTTGCCACCCACTGGCCGTTGGCTTTCTTCGCGTTGCCGAGCTGCTTGGCTATTTGTTCTGCTTGCATATTGCCTCTACTTCTTGAATGCGCTGTCCGATCCATGCCATCACAGGCACTGCCATGCTGTTGCCCAAGGCCTTGTAGCGTGGGCCGTCAGGCGTTGGCTTGTTCTTTGATTTGATGTCGGTGTAGCTGTCTGGAAAGCCTTGGAGTCTCTCGCATTCCACAGGGGTGAGTCTGCGTACGGCCATGCCTTGCACAATGCCTCCTACAGCATCAACTTGACCCGAGCCAGATGAAACTCGCAATGGTTGATTTACTTCGCCTTGAATTGTTTGGTTGTAAGCATCAAAACCAAAAGCAACCGCCATCGGATTCTTGGCTTGCAGGGTTTGCGTCATGTCCACATCTGTCTGCGGATTGGACATCTGACCGCTGAATGCGATGGGTGGCAATACAGCATGTGGACCTTTTGCCACCAAGCAGTCCATTGTTTCGCTGTGTTCAGCTCTAAATTGATATTGAGCGTTTTCACCTTGATTGAATGCTGCCCTGTCAACAATGATTGGCGCTTCATGTACACAAGTAAGTGTTGGACTACGATCAAAGCTAATCTCTGCACCGCCTTGGCCGTGAGCCATAGCAATTAACTTCCCTTCATGCGCATACTGATCGCTGACACCTTTCGGGCCATCCGCTGCGCATAGTGCGCTGGTGATCTCCGCATGATCAATCAGTACTCTGTCAATGCCACGGCTTGCAGTGCTTGTTCCAAAGCTGGCGGCAAAACTTTGCCTCTTTTCTCTGCTCGGCGCAGGATGCCCTTGCAAGCTGTGGCGCTCAAAAAGAACCGCTGCGGCAGCTCGCCAGTCTCCAAGGTGTCCGACAACGAACACACGGCGGCGGCGCTGTGCCACTCCGAAGTACTGAGCGTCAAGAATCCTGTATGCGAACCCATACCCGAGTTCTCCCAGCGCCCCGAGGAAGACTCCAAAATCTTTTCCTCCGTTAGATGACAAGACGCCGGGGACGTTCTCCCAAACCAGCCATCGGGGCCGATATTTGTCAGCAATGGCAAGATAGGTGAGCATGAGGTTGCCACGTGGGTCATCCAATCCCTTTCTGAGTCCTGCGACTGAGAAAGACTGGCATGGTGTTCCTCCAACGAGAAGATCGACATCTGATTCAAAGTTCCACTCCTTAAATTTGGTCATATCGCCAAGGTTTGGCGTTGATGGGTAGTGATGCGCAAGCACTTCAGATGGGAATCTCTCAATCTCCGAATAGGCCACAGCCTCCCAACCAAGGGGATGCCATGCCACTGTTGCCGCCTCAATACCACTGCAAAGTGATAGATATTTCATGTTGTATTTTTTTGAGGAAAAAAAAGCCGAGGCTGTTACACCTCGGCGCTTGACTCTTGTCAGTTAAAACATTTCATCATCACTTGCGGCCACAGCAGCAGCCGCAGGCGTTGGCTTCGCCACTGGCGCAACAAAAGGTGCAGGAGCTGGAGCCGCAGCCTGTGCCACGAACTCGGCATCAGACTGATCCATACCGGCAGGCTTGTCAATCCACGACACCAGGTTGAAAGCTGGGATGCGTGTAGTGCCCTTGCCGATCTTCTCTAGCTTGGAGCCTGTGTACTCAAGCACAGGCATCTTGCCAGGGTTGGCAGCGTGCTGTGCCGCGCAGGCGGTGTACATCTGCTCTAAGCCCATGTTGGGGCCGACACCGTTGGAAGACCACTCCACAGTGCCGATCTCCTTGTTGTAGAACTTGACGATGAAACCGCGCTTGTGCTCAGGCGATGGCTGTGGACCTTTACGGCCAAGCTGTGCATCGGGATTCCATTCGCGCACACCGACACCCAAGAGGAGCCAGCCTGTTTGCACGTTGTCGATGTCGAACACCACCTTCTTGAGTTGGATTTCCTCGCCAAGGTTGTTGGTCCAGGCATTCGCCTGAGGGGAGAAGCGGATGTAGTTACCAGAGCCGCCACCAGATGAGAGATTTAGCATTTGCGTTTGCCTTTAAAAGTTACAGGGGTTGCATTATTGACTGAGGCCGCGATCTTTTGCCAGCGTCAAGCCACTCGATACCTTGGCCGTCAATTCGTCCAAGAGTACTCTTTGATCCTTTGGGAGCAGTTTCTCTGCCGCCGCTGGAGTAATTAGGTTTGTTTCGAAGATGTCGGTATCGGATAAACCCGCAGCGATTAATTCGGCACGTGCTGTGCCCTCATCAAGCCACTTGCGGGATGCGCGTTTAGGTTGGAGCTGCCAGCCAGGTATCACTGCACTGTGCTTTTCCATCGCGTCCAAGGCGTGTGCACGCACGGCATCAATGAACTTCTCGACCAATGGTGCACGGTCCAAGATGTCGCCAATCTGCTCTGGCGTCAGCGCCAGCATCACCTCCTTGACCTCTTCCTTTTTCATGACGGTGAGATCTGGTTGCGCCGCCACCACATCAAAAGAAGCCTTCTGTGCTGAGCAAATAGTCTTGGCGGGACACCACTGGCAGGCTGACTCTGATGGTGCGTAAGTGGGATTGGAGCTGACGGCGTCCGCAATGGCGGGCATCATGATTTGCGTTTCCCACACGCCAAGCTCATCAGCCGACATGCGGTGGATGCGTTTGTCGCCATGGTGTGGCTGGATGATCTGGAACTCGACCTCCTTGACCCGCAGGTTGTTGGCCTTCATCGCGCCCAAGGCGTAGATCTTCATCTGTTCACTGTCAGCGTCCACATACCCGCGCCCTGTCTTCAGATCCGCAATGGTGAGTTTGGAGTCAGACCAGCCGACCACATCAGCCGTGCCTTGGAGGCTGAACTTGGGCGTGTCGTAGAGCTTGAAGAGCTGCTCCACCTTGACGTGCCCCAGCTCGTCTTGGACTGCCCAGATGGCTTGCAGGTGCTCCAAGGCGAACTTGCAATTCTCTTCAGTCATGGTGATGCCCTCGACCTGCTGGCCGACAAACTTCATGGGGTCGGTGTCTAACTGGAAGCATGTCTCGGCCAGCGCGTGGATGGCTGTGCCGATCTTGGCGGCCTCACCTGACTCTTGGTAGGGGACAAGGGTTGAGAGCCGCGCAGAGGCGGGGCAGGCAATCCAGCGCGAGGCAGAAGATGGGCGCAGTTTGAGAGGAGCTTGGCGTTTTGTCATTCTTGGTGTTCATTCGTGTTGTTGTTGATGAGCAAGACATATGCGATTTTTCGCACCTCGTTGCTGGCTGCGTAGCCCAAGTCTTCTGGATCGAGGAGGCGCTTTAAGAAGACGATGTGCTGCTGATTGAGCTTGCGTTGTTTTTCCAGCTCAGTACCGAGCCAGATGATGTGCTCACGCATGGTGGCGCGTTCTTGGTCATGCATGGTCAGTCTCCGCCTATTTTTCTAAACATGGCGCGAACACCATAAGATTTCAAAAATGCAACAACGGTGTTTATGAGCACAAGATAAACATTTGCTGAAACAGTGGCCTCAATACCAAGTAATGGGAAAACTAATAAATTGCTTATAAAAATCAAAATTGTCCCTGCGATAACTTGTGTTGCGGCTTCTACAAAATGAATCATCGTTAATCTCCGCAAAAGCAAGCAACAGATTCATCTTCAAACAATTGCGTTTGATTCACTGCAAAGTTTGCCATTTCTCTGTAAGACGGATTGTCAGTGCGGAACAAGTTTCCATTGCCTGTATGGGTTGGTGATAACTCTTTAACCAAACCTTCCATCTTTGCCCACCAAACAGTTTTTTCTGGATACATCCTTGCAATGTTTACTTTTTTGTCTAGGCTTTTCAAAAAACACATATCGCAATTACCAAGCAAACTTTCATCCTTAAAAAGCCCTAAATTTAATTTAAATGAATGCGTTGACCAAAATTCATTGATGGTTTCTTTTGTCACACCAGCAGTAAACAAAGGAATTTTGTGCTTTTCCATCTTTGCAGCGCGTCTTGGTTCATCAGCCCTTATTCCAACAAAGTCGCTGTTGTTTGATTCGGAATGTTTCCAGCCCAAACTTCGCAAATATTTGTGAATAACGCGAATTTTCAAAACGCCAGTACACCAACGCTGCGCAGGATTAGGCAATTTTTTGTAATGGCGAATCAATGCTTCAAATGGTTCGCCATTTCGAGCAGCCGTGTGAAAGTTGACAATCTTAAATTTTGGTTCTTCCGCACAATATTCCAGCCAAACAATCGGAACATTCCAATTTGTTTCGCAATCGTGCACAAACTTCAAGGTGGCCTCGTCTTCTTTGCCAGTGTTAGCAAAGCACACGATGGCCTCGTCAGGCAGGCCGTTGTTGGATTGCAGGACCCGCCACAGCATGTATGCGCTGGTGCGGCCACCGCTAAAGCTGATGCAGGTCGGCTCAATAATCTTAAACGGGTCATGCATGGCGAATACCCCAGGTTGCGATCAGTGCTGCCTCAGCTCGGCCATCGTCCATCACACGCTTGAAGCGTTGCTGATGATCTGGATACAGCTCCATGGCGCGGTGGCGGGATGCGTCCTTACCTTGAGGCTTACCCATGGCGCGAGTCCATGTCGCTGGCGCGACATAGGTGACAGGTATGTTGAGAGCTGCCAAAACGCCCTCTACAACGCCAAGGCTGCGCCCGAATCCAAACATTGCCACCACCGATTGGCCTGGCCGTGAGGCTGGCTTCTCAACATAGGCGATGTTGGGCTGGTAGTTGGAGATGATGTCGGCCAGCATGTGTGCTGAGACTTGGCGTTTGGCCTTCTTGTTTGACTCAATCACCATGGTGGGCATATCGTAGATTTCCACCAGGTTGCCACCTTCAAGACAGGCAATGGCTCCAGACAGGCCGCAGTCGATACCGATGACTTTGCTCATTTGACGGCGTCTTCCATGGCTTGGTTGAGCACCTGTAGGCGTGCTGAGATGAGCGCGTCTGCGGCCT